TTTTGCAAATGTAGGATAATCTTCGGTTGATAAATATCTTAAACTATTTCTGTCTTTTCTAATGATTGTGTCTTTGTATCTTGCCATAATTATTCTTCTTTAACCTTTAATGCGAAACTCTCTGGAACTTTCATATCGAATTGACGACTTTCTTTTTCCATATCTTTTTCAGTTGCAGCTGCTGGGTTTAGTTTTGGAAGTTTCTTACCAATATAAGTGAAGTCTACTGAAACATTACATATGTGAGTTAATTGGTGTCCTTCTTTTGTTTCCCAATTAGATGATTGTGGTATTGTTAAATTTATAGATGAGAAGTATCCTGGTTGGTCAACATACAAATCTCCAATGGTTAACTCAACAAAAGGTGCTTTTGGTCTTGGTTCATTATCTTCTGTTCCAAGTAAACCTGTATCATATAATGGTAATGTTAATTGTTTTAAATAATCTATTTTGTTCCACATCACTGGTAAGTCCCTTTCAGATAATGCCGCAACTTTAAATCCAAAGCTTATACTTCTGGTGTATCCAGAATAAACATAAGTTTGGTCTGCTCTACCAATGTATCGTGTTGGTGTGTATTCTGCTGATGAATTGTCCGTGATGTCCTCTAAATATGCTGGAAATTGAATTATTCTACCGGTGTTGACATCTTTTATTCTAAACTTTATAAAATCTTCTGGTAATTTGTCCTGTATATCTATTAAAGTATTGTTAATCATAAAATCACTATCTTTATCATTTCTCATATTGTAAGAAACTTTTATAGTTTTATTTTGAATTCTATCTGTGTCTGGCCCTGTTGATTGATTTAGTCCCACACTATTTGGACTTGCTTCTAAATAAGTTAAACTTTGATTTACTTGGTCGCTTATTGGTTCTTTTTCGTGTTCACCAAAAAGTTTTCCGTCAAGAAAGTTATCAGTTCGAGATATTAAATTTTGTGCTAATGCAGTTGGGTCATATACTCTGGTCTCTTTTTGTGCGTTTTGTGTATGTAATCCAAATTGTTTTGCAACAAATAACGCTGTTTTTTCTACACCAACATCTTTAACTGCTTGTGCTGCTTGTAATCTTCCTTTTACTTCTGGTGGTAATGTTGTTCCGGTTTCTCCTTGAAAAGCTGAGTCAGTTCTTTCTCCTAGTGAAGTATCACGACCAGTGTTATCTCCTTGATTGGTTTTAAAAGTTCCATTAGATGTATTAGTTCCACCGACCTTTGAATAATCAAATCTAAAATTACTTAGTTCTGATTGTCGTGTGACCATTGGTGAGTTTTCTTTTGATACCTCATCAAGAGTTGTGATGTCTGAAAGTCTTGTATCTATGTCTTTTATACCAGCCATTTATTAACTCTCCTTTGGTGTAGACATAAGTTCTGATGAAAATACTGGGAAATTTAACTTAGATGCTATGTCTTGTTTTCTCATTTGTTCTTCTGATTTACCGGTAAATCTTTTAGCTAAACTAAATATCATTGGTAGAAAACTTAAAGCGGTTATGATAGCTCCTACATAAGGAATAAATCTTGCACCACCTGCTAAAAGTCTTGCACCACCACCTGCTCTCGCCATTGTTGCTGCTTTTGCCTCTGCTTTAGCTAAATCAGTTGTGTGAAAACCCCTAACTCCTGGTATACTATATCTTCCTGTTTTTGCAAAGTTTTTTGATTCTCTTGGTGTAAAGGACGCTACCCTTTTATCTCGCATTGTTTGAAACATACCACCCATACCTCTAGCCATTCTACCAACTTGTAAACCAGTGGCTGCTATCATAACCATTGTCAATCCTCTAACGGCATCTGTATTATCTTTTGTATCATTAGATTTTAATTGAACTTCTCCGGAAACTAACTTACTTAGTTCTGTTGTGGTTACTCCAAGTGCTTGTGCAAACTTCTTTCTTTGAATAACATTTAGTTGATTGAATTCTGCTTCAGAACCAACTAGTTTAACGATTTCTTTTTGAAGTCCTTCTAAATCTCCTGCAAGTGATAACTCTCTTGCACGATTTAAATTTAATTGTCTACCAATCAACAATGATGCTTGTAATTCTGATTCAATACTTGTTTGAAAGTCTAAAACATTTTCTGCTACCTTTCCAACCGTGTCTAATGATAAACCTAATTCTTTTGCTTGAACGGCTGCTCTACCGATATTCATTCCACCATCTCTTGCAAAGTTTGCAAATAATTCTGTATTTTGTGCAATATCTGCGAATACATCTTTTGCCAGAACTCCTCTACGACCTGCTAATGTTGCTATTGAAGATTGAATATCAAGTGCTTGTCCTTGTGATAGTCCTGAAATTTCAGTTTGTGCTCTTAGGATTTTTGCAACATCTGTTTGTTCAACACCAAATCTTACTCCTAATACTTTTGCACGGAATAATTTTGTAAATGATGCGTTATTTAAATTTCCAAACGCATCTTTAAATGCGTCAAATGTAGAACCAAAGATTAATTTTTTAAATTTAGCACCAAACCCCATAGATTCTAAACCACCAGAAAAACCAAATCTTACCAAACCAACTAATGATGCTAATACAGCTGCACTACCGAGTGCAGATGATATACCTTTTGTAGCACCCTTACCAAATAATCCACCCGCCCCTTTAATTATTTCATCAGAGTTTTCAACAAAAATATCTCTCATTAAATTTTTACTATCAAACGCGTCTTGGAAAACAGTTCTAAACTCTTGGGCCATATTCTCTGTTATATCAGTAACACCCAATACATCTGACAAGGTATTACCTATAAGTGGTATTGACTTAATCATATTGTCTATGGAAGAACCAATACTTTTAAACATATTTGCCTGAACATTAACTATACGATTGGTTTCTTTTTGAATTTGTTGAATAGATTTCATCTTTTGGATAATCTCTACTCTATCGTGTAATCCCTCAGCGATTGCTTCTCTTTCTAATTTGTGTAAATCTACGGTGGTAAGAGTTTCTTCTGCGATTTTTTTAGAATTGTCTAATACATCTTTGGTTTTATCAACAATATCTTTTACAACTTCAAGTTTGGATTTTTCCATTCTATCACTACCAGCGATAACTTTTGCAATATCCTCTCGTAAACCATATTCTTCGGCAATAACTTTTATGTTCTCTTTTTGTAGTTCAAGAGCATCATTAAGTTTTGTATTTTGCTTTTCTATTGCCTGTTCGACTTTTGTTTTTGGTGCCATATATTGTTGATTTTGTTAGTGTTGAAAAATAATAAATTATATACTATCTATAAAGTCTAATGCTGCTTTGTAATCTTTTTTAAACTGCGGGTCAGTTTTAAGTCTGCTTTCAATATCAGCTTTCATTTCTCTATCAATTTGTTTTATTTTACTGATATGTTTTTTAATAACTGGATTTTTTTCTAAATTTTTAACTGCAGTTTTTGCACGACTACGAGCAATCGCGTTCATCAATGAACCGATAAATTCTGGTATTATTTTTTTATCTTTTGCTTTAAAATTTGACATAATTTATTCCTACTTATTCAGTAATAAATATCAACTAACTTAACTTTTCATCACTCGTGGGTCAGATGTTTTTTTCATTGCTTCTTCGTATTGTTTACTTTCTTCTTCTTTTGATTTTACAAGAAGTTCTCCGTAGTATCTACGAAGTGGTAAGGGCATGTTATAAATTTCGGAATGTGTAAATCCATTTCCGTAATTTAAGATGTTAAAGATTTCTTCGTGTATGGCCGCCCTATTACTCGGCGGCTGGCCAAAAAAAGTCAATCCCTAAAGGAACTCCGACCTTAATTGTATTTCCGTTCCCAGTTGTATAGTCAACTGTTAAATCAACATCTGGTGCTATTGATTGAGCATATTGACGAAACGCTCTCGCATCTAATGCTAAAAATTCGTTATCAACAAATTTATCAATATTTGTTTGAGTTTTATCACCATCAATTGATTGTATTTGATACTTTAACCTTGTTGTAAGTTCTGTTGATACACCAGTTAATTTTTCTGCTTTTTCTAATGACTTCAACACACTTTCAATTTCTACTTCATCTTTATTAGTTAGAAGTTTGAACTCTATTTTTCTTTTTGAATTAGGTAGTTCAAATTCAAAGTTGTTTCCGTTTTCAAATAATGATTCATCAATCTTTTTATGACCAAGTGTAGATAAGTCAATTGTTGTATCTATTTCTTCGTTAGTATCTGGGTCTAAAATCACAACATTATAATCTTTTCCGTATCCTAAAACACGAGTTCCAACCATAAGTGCGTTTTTATCACCGATTAATAAGTCATCTAATTTTACTCCTGGTGTTGCAATTACACTTTGTAATAATCTTTCAATCACTACACCCTGTGTAATAAGGTTTTGAGATGTCAATATATCTTCTTCTTTTGCTGTCATATATTTAACATCGATTGTTCCACTACGCAAAGGACTATCTTCGGGATATAATAATCCCTTTGAAGGTAAAGATAGAACTTCAGTAGGAAAACCATACTGATTTTCAGCCATTGTTTACTCCTTGATTAATTAAGAATTAAAACTATTTTTTTCCACCAAGAACTTTTTCAGCACCTGCGATACCGAAAGAACCTAGTGTTACGAACACAAATGAATTAAAGATTACATCATTGATGACTAAATCTTTTCCTGCAATACCTGTTCCTAAATCTACTAATGCGAATAACACCATTGTTGCAAATGATGCGAAACCGATGATTGATTTTTCATTGTAATCGTTATTATCTTTAAATATTGCCCACATAACTTTCTCCTAGAATTGTAGTATTGCGTAGTCGTATTGTAAAGTAAGTGAGATATCAACTGGTTCATTAGATGCGAAATCTAATTCGTTGAAGTTTGCCTCTGTGATGAATGCACCTTTTAAAGTCCACTCCTCTACTTTATCTCCGACTGGCCCCAATACATTAAATGTAATGTCTTTTTTATAGAAGTCTGAATATCCATCACGACCTGTTACTGCCTCGTGATGTAGTCTTACCCACTCAATAACTGATTGTGCTCCACTTGGAACGATTGGGTCATATAAACTAACCGTGATAGGTTGCCAAGTTGCTTTACCTTTAACATATCTTTTTACATTGATATGGTCAAGTGTTACTGCTTCAAATTGAACTGATGGTCTTGCCATTGTTTTGACTAAAAACGCTGGAATTCCGTCTATCTGCATTATAAACCTATTTTTTAATTTAGGTTCAAATGGTGTAAAAAATATATCATTTGGGTCTATTAGTGCCACTTTATTTCTCCTATAAATTTATTACTTCAGTAATAAATATAACAAAATCAAAAAAAGTGTTGTGTTATAGACATATCTTTTTTGAAGTTTTTTAGAAGTTTTACTTGACATTGTCATTTTTTGTTTGTATATTATAGTATGATTGATGAAATAATATGTGAAGAATGTGGTGTTGAAATAGACGGCTTTTTCCTTTGTGATGATTGTGAAGAAGAAGTTTATGATGCGGACGACTACGAAAATTAATTAAAAAAAGACTTGACTTTTACAAATATTATTATTATATTATAGTATGATTGATAACAATAAAGGAAAAAATATGATTGAAATAACGACTGATACTGAAAATATTTATATGAGAGATTACCAAGATACTTTGGTAACGAGAGATATTCCTGTTAATTATGGGTATTATAATGATGCTGGTGAGTATGTAGAAAATGGAACTCTTACCATTACTCATTATAGATATGCTCATAATCCTATGGAATTGTATGAAGCTAATGTTAATCAACCAAGATTAAATCTTGATGATTATAATAATGATGATTATAATGAAGTAGCTCTTTACAAGGGTATTCCTATGAGATTTAGATTTAATCCAGTTATTAGAGAAATGATGATGACTGGTGGTTTTAGAATTAGGTATCGTGGTGGTAGTAAGCCACAATATGGTTATCGTAGAAGTCAATATAATTGTTTGGCAGAATACGCTGATACATTTGCTATTTATCCTAAATAGGTGTTAATATCGTAATCGTAAGAACCTATTAAGTTGTGGGTTGTCGATGACTACATATTTGGAATCGTCAGGGTTATGTAGGGTTTCACGAGATTAGAAACAACCCTTGTGAGTTAGGTGGTTAAACTCTCAAAATTTCTTTCAGTCATATCACAAACAAAAAACCCCCAAAAAGTTGGGGGTTTTTCGTATAGTTTATTTCCTATTATTCTGGAAATGCTGCACCTGTTGGTTGAACTACAAAGTCCAATACAATAAACTCTGCTGTTCTTGTAGGTTGGATAAAGATTTGACCAACTAATTGGTTTCTATCAATAACATCTGGTGTGTTATTACTTTCATCCATTACTACTCTAAACGCTGTAAGTCCTGAATTTGCTTGAACTTGTTCAAGATAAGGATTTACTAAGTTAAGGAATCTACCTCTTAGTGCGTCTGTATTTTGTTCAAATACTAAGAAATTAGATGTAGATGCGATGAACTTTCTTAAGTTAATCAACAATCTTCTTACATTAATTCTATCTAATGCACTTGGTTTTCCTTGTAGAGTTTTTTGTCCAAACACTACTACACCTTGACCTGGGAAAGATGCGATTGGATTAATACGATTTTCGTATAAGTCGTCTCTTTCGGCGTTGGTTAGTCTTGTTTCTGCTTCTAATACCTCAGTTAAACCACCACGATTTAAACCTGCTGGTGCGAACCACTCTTGTCCAATTCTATCATTGTTTGCATAAACACCTGGTAGAACTACTGAAGGTGGTACCCAAGTTGGTTTGTTCTTCACACTATCCAAGACTTTAACCCAAGGATAATATGTTCCGACATAATTTGTGTCAAGAGTTTTTACATTATCTATCGCTTGTTGGATTGTTGCACCATAAGGTGAACCGTCCATAATATAAAATGCGTCTGCTCTTGATTCTATTTTGTCTATTGCGTGATTTGTTACTTGTGAGTGTAGAGAGTGAACTATACCTGGTGTTGACAACAAGTTAATATCAAATTCATCTGGATTAGAAATTGCATTAATTGCTCTCTTATAAACAACTGAACCACTTGAAGTTGAATTTGTTATATCAAATCCTTGTGTGTTTGCTGCTGTTATGTCAGTACCGGTATTTCTTGCTTTCGCTGGGTTTACCCCGTCAAAACCACCTTGGAACGGAACTACAAACTTTCTTTGTTGGAAAGCTGAGTTTGTTAAAGTGATTAATTGTGAACTACTTGCATATGTTGCTCCTAACTCTGATGCGTCATCATTACCAAATGAATCTTCTAAACTCATCGTAATATTACTACCAGTTGTAGCATTTGCAGGTGTTGGTGCTAAATATTGTTTGTTATCATTATTTGCAAAATCAAATCCATAGAAAACATTTCTGTCAAATGTACCTCTTGCATTTAATTGACCTGATAAATTAGCACTTCCATTTAATGCTTTAAATTGAGCTGATGGATATTTTACTGAACCGGAAGCATCTGTTTTGTCCTCAAACGGTAAAAGTAGTTTTCCAAATCCCATTGGAACTAACTCTTCTGAAATACCTTCAAGATTACTAAAATCAGAAATATAAATATACTTTGATTTATTTGGATAATCACCATTATAGGTAAGTTTACCATTTGAATCAATAGTTACATATCTATCACCGATTACTCTTGGTATGTAGTTTGTAGAGTCTTCATCAAGATTTAAGTTTTGGAATGATTCTAAAACCGTTCCGTCATCAGTTTCACCTGGATTATTAATCATCACTTGTAAATTAAATGAACCATAATCACTACCTGGTACATCTGTTGGTGATTTAACATCACTAATACCAATCTTGTACTTAGAGTTTTGATTTGTTCCGTGTGAACGAGTATTAACTTTAAATAAGTTTGTTCTATCTCCACTAATTAATTGTGATGTAATGAATGGTGTTGTTGCAACTGCGTAATCGTGTGTGAAATCACTTTGAATAGCTACTTCTTTTGATGCTGTTACATGCAAAGAAGCTGTACTATGATTGAACCCATTTGTTTGGGTAAATTCAAAGTTAGCTGCTATATATATTGGTTCACTTGTATCTTGTGGGTCTTCACTAAACACTTTACCAATATAATTGGCTGAACCTGTGTTAAAGGATAGTGTGTAGTTTTTATATCCACCTGATGAGTTAGTAGGTAGTCTTAATGAAAAACTATTAAATGTTCCATTACCATTATATTGCGAATTTGATGATGATAATGGGAACGTGTCAATATTGTCTGCCCCTTTTGAAGGCTTTAAGACTGCTAAAACTGTTCTGTCGTTCACGCTTCCTGTTATTGAAGAACTTGCTGCCGAAATCACTACTTCTTGATTTTGGTATCCTCCAATATGTAAAACACGAACAATTGTTACTGTCCCAGCACTTTGAAGATATTGCTTCGCTGTGAATGGAACATAAAAGTCTTGGTCTTCTTTACCAAAGATTTCTTCAAACTCACTAAAATTTTGTATGATTGTTGGAACAAATGCTGGCCCGTCTTGTGTTGGCCCGATTAATGCTGCTCCAATATCTGAAATTCCCTGTGGTAAGAAAGATAAATCTTTTTCTCTGGTAAATACACCAGGACTTACGATTCTTTCTGCCATTTTATTTCTCCTAATTAGGTTATATCGTAAGTATAAATATCATTTAAAAAACTCAAAATATACCGATGAACCTATTTTTTTTATTTAGTTGGTGTAAAAATACCAGTAGATAGGTCAAGATTTCCTGCCCCATACTTCTTGGTAAGACTATCAACTAATTCTTTTTCTGTTAAATTTAGTTTAGAATATTCATTTTCTAAACGAAGTTTTTGATTAGAAATATTTTCTAATTCTTGTTCACCTTTAAATCTTGCTATTTCCAGTGAACCAAAATTATCTCTTACACCAACATAAGCGTTTTGTAATTCAACAATTGAATTAATTTCTTCTTGTGTTAAGGTAATTTGTTTTGATTTTTTAGCCATTATAACTCCTGTTTGGTTTGATAATAAATATAAAGTTACTTATTCAAACAATCACATTTTTGTTTGATATCGTCAACTTCTTGTTTTAATTCTTTAATACTTTCTATTAGTAATGGAACTATTTTTTCATACTTAACACCAAGATATCCATTACTTCTTTCTGCCACTACCTCTGGTAATACCTTATGTATTTCTTGTGCTACAACACCAACATCGTGTCCTTCGTATGTGTCTTGTTTATCGTTCCAATCAAATGTATAACCACCAATTTGATTTAATTTCCATAGTGGTTCTGTGATTGGTTTTATATTGTCTTTAAGTCTTTCGTCTGATGAACCAAATGCGATTACATCTCCACTTGCTTCTATTTGTGAACCTGAAATATTTTTTAAGAATTGTGCATTTCCACCCTCAGACATATCTAATTGTAATGCAGTTATGGTTGCACCACCATCTTGTCCTTTGAATAATATATCTTTGTTATTTATTTCTGATTTGATTACGAAGTCAGACGAAGCTATTTTGAATCTACCGAATGAAGTTCCACCATCTTTTAAAAAGATATCTGTTCCGTCTGCGTCAAGAACGATATCTCCACCAGCGTCAATTGTGAAATCTGCTGCTGTTGATACACTTGGTATGGCAGCATTACTACCACTTGTAATTAATTTTTTCCAACTTGGCATTTAATTTATCTCCTTATGGTTGGTTACCTGTTTGGCCCACTTCCTTGATTGCCACATCAAGGCCAATAAGTTATTTACTTAATTTTTTATAATTTTCTTGAAGTTTTTCAACTATTTTTACTGCTTCAATTAGTTTTGTACCCGGTATCATACTTTCTTGTATTAAATACAAAAGAAATTCTGTTTCATCTTTTGTTAAGTTGATACCATTATTGTCATCTTCAAACTTATCCATTATTCCCATAATAACCTCTAATTACTCCTATTATTCTACATAAATAAATATATCACCATCATCATTAATTCTCATATTACCATTTTTAGTGTAAGTTGATGAACCTGTGTGTGCGTTCAAAACAAGTAAAGATGAATATGCTTCTGGTATTGATGTTGCTGCGGTCGAACCTAATTGTGTATCAATCTGAACACCCCATCTATCTTCTGAATCATCAAAGACAAACGCTGATGCACTATATGCTGAACCACTACCGACTAAGAAACCACCATCTCCAGATGCGGTTGAACCACTATTCAATAAAATAAATCTATCTTCAATTAATAAGTTTGTTGAATTGACAGTTGTTTGTGTTCCTGCTACTTCTAAATTACCATTAACGACTAATGTTGAACCATCAAAAGTTAGATTTGCTTCTGCGTTCTGTCCGTCTGTTCCGGTTGCTGTCAATACTCTATTATTACTACCATTTGTCATAAAGTCAGACACATCAACTGATAGTTCATTTGAACCATAGTCAAGACCTGTTCCTGCTACATTTGAGTTCAACATAGAACCTTCAACTGCGTTAGCTTGAATTGTTACTGCACCATTGTTTGCTAATGCAACATCACCACTAACTGCTACTGAGTTAATGTCTGTTCCGTCTCCAACTAAAATTTGTCCGTCTGTTTTAGCATCCAAGTCAGTAGGTGCGTTTGAACCACCACCAACTTTAACAGTACCTTGAGTCATATTTTCTAACATACTATTAGAAACTGAGTCTGCTGCTATTGTTAATGCACCACCACCTGCTACGGTTGCGTCTCCACTTATGTTTGCGAATATACTATCTTCTAAATCACTAAATTTAATTTTCTTTTCTGTTCCATTGTCAGAAACTAAGAAGTTGTCTTGAGTTTGATGTAATGTTTGAGCACCATAATCACTTAATGTATCAACATCTAAACCTGTTCCTGTTAATCCACTACCATCTCCTGTGAAAGAACCTGTAAAAGAACCTGTAATGTGTGAGTCTGCTATTGAACCACTATTAGTAATGTTTCTTGATTTAACAATATCTCTCATATCGTTAATATCCACTAATGAAGTTACATCATCAGTAATTGTTAAATCTCCACCAATAGTTACATCATCTGGTAAAGATAATGTTATAGAGTTTGCACCATTTGTTACAGTAATTTCATTTGAAGTTCCTGTAAGAGTTGCTGCTGCTGGCCCGTCAGAACCACCAATAATTAATTGTCCGTTTGATGTTAGTGCGACTGCACCTATTGCGTCAGTTCCACTATCTTGTGAAATCAAAACTGCTTTATCTGTTAATGATGATGCCCCAATACCACCTTGTGCTACTGGTAATGCTGTATCCAAAGTTAATGATGCTAATTGTGCGGCTGAACCACTAACTAAAACTTTTTTCCAACTTGCCATTTTTTTATCTCCTAATTATGACGATATTTTTATCTAATTATAAATATAACAAAACTAAATTTTAATCAAAACCTAAATAAAAATTACTACCACTATACAATAATCCACCCTCTTGTGCGGTTGGTGTTGTGGTTTGTTCTTGTAATACGATTGAACCCGTAATTTCTACACCAGTAGAACGGGTTTGTAATTTTTCATTACCTGCGTGATACAACTTAACATTAAATGCTTCAGAATCAGTTTTTAGAAGAAGGTCTGTATTTCTATCCACAACTCTAAAGTTAATTCTATTACCACCGTGATTAACCGTTAAAGGATAAGGGGCAGAAGAATCTTTTTCCAAAGACATAAATCCAATATCACCTGCGTTTAATCGAATCCTATTTTCAGTAAAGTTTATAAATGTATCTAAATCACCCCTATGTCTGATGTATTGTTGAACTCTCACATCACCATTTATATCCATATGTCTAAATGAACCACTCAACCAAGGTATAGTTGAACTACCTATATTGTAAGTATCTGCAGCATCTGGCACAAAAGAACCACTAACAACATCAATACTTGCTGTTGTAAATGTTAGTATGTTTGCCAGTTGTTTTGATTTTGTTTTTGCCATAGTATTCTCTTACTTATAAATATCTAACTATTAAATTTACCGAACCCAATTATCTCATCTGATACTTCTAATGTATATCCTAATTCACTTGAATCAAGGTGTAATTCTAAATTTGTTGGTGTTTTTTGATTGATTGTCAACGCATCATTTTCAACCAACATTCCATTTATAAAAAACATAAAATCATTTTCCGTCGTAGTTGATAAATTTGATGGTGCTGATGCTGTAATTGCGTTAAAACTTGAAGTAGTAGAATTAACAAAACTACCTGTATGCACAAATGATTTTCTTAAATAATCTCTATCTGGTTTTAGTGATTGTAGTTTAGCGAATGCCACCTTTTCTGTAATGAGAAATTTATCACTTGAACCTGATGCTGTGGTATCATTGGATATTCCTCTGTATTGAACATTACTATTTAAATCAAGTGAACCTGTTAAATCTAAACTACCTGTAAATCTTTGACTATGAGTATCTATTTCCGTTCCAAACTTTGTAGAACCTGTGTTGTTGGATTGAGTGGTTTGTGTTGCACCAAATGATTGTGTTGGTGCGTTCAAAATACCTTTAAAGGTTAACCCATTTTCCGGAGTAAAGTTTTCTGTGATTATAAAATCACTCTCGGTATGTAAACTACCTGTTATAATCCCGTCTTTAAAAACTATTTTTCTTGAACCAGTACCGATTGTAAGTGTTTCTGGTGCTAAGGATATTTTATTAAATTCAACATTTGAGTTTGTCCCCACCTCTTGTGGAATAGATATCCTAATATTAGCTTTTTGTTCACCATCAAAACTTTTTTCATCAAAAGTCTTTCCATCAGATGATATTGAAACTCCTGTTCCTGATTTAATTTTTAATGGATTACTTACTTTAAATGTAATATCAGACATTATATTTCCTATGAGTCAAACTTACCAATTGCTAATATTTCGTCATCAGTTTCTAATTCATATCCTATTGATGTTGTATTTACTTCCAGATGAAATGCCGAACCTGTTTGTCTGATTGCAAGTGCATCGTGTTCCATATATTGTCCATTAATAAAGAACACAAAGTCATTTTTTGATGTATTTGTTACACCACTTGGTGCTGATGCTGTTGTTGCAGTAAAACTTGCTGTATTGGTTGAAATTATATCTGATGATGTTTTAAAAAATTGTTTTCTTAAATAGGTTGTTTCATCTGTGGTTAAGGTTGCCACATTAAAGTTTGCTATTGCCTGTTCAGTAACAAGTGTGGTAGGACTTTCATCAATAAAAGTAGAGTCATTTGATATTTCATTTACTGAGTATCCATTTAAAACAAATGAACCTGAAATATCTACTGAACCTGTAAATTCGTGTTTATCATCTATTGTATCTCCAAATTCATTTGAACCTGTTGAAAAATCTACCGAACGAGTGGTGATTTGTGTAATGAGTAAGTCTGATGTTAAACTACCCGTTACAGTTAAATCTCCAAGAATTGTTGCACTTTGTGATACTATGAAAGAACCTGTTAGTGCTACACTACCACTAATACCTCCGTCTGTAAACTTTGTTGTTCCTGTTCCAATGTTTAATTCATTGGCTGTTAATGTGTTAAACTGAACATTTGCGTCTGTTGAGATATCTTGTCCTATTGATATTTCTTGAGTTAGTGGTGCTGAACCATCAAATCCAACCCCATTATTAGATAATGTAACACCTGTTCCTTGTTCTAATGTGATAGGATTTGAAATTGATATTGAAAATATATCTTTTGTTAATTCTCCACCCTCAAAACCACCTTTATCTTCAATGTCAATTTCCTCTAAATTTTTATCTACATTTTCTCTTATCACTAATTTTTTAGGTGTTAGATATTTTTGTGTTGTAGTATAATTGTTAAATGTTTCAGGTAAAATGTATCCGTCTAATGTAACTCCAAAAGTTGTTTTTATTAATCTTTCACCCTCAACTTGACTTGAGTCAGAAAAATTTTCAATACGAGTTTTAAATCTCATCTTACCTGGTTCACCCCAGTATGCGCCATCAGAGTAGTTAATCTTTTCAACAATTCTATTCATCTGTTCGATATATGAAGTCCAAACTATAAACTCATATGTTAATGTCATATAATCTGGCATTGCCACATTATAGTATTCACGATTAGGTTCTAAGTTTTTTTGAACTGAAAATTTGTCAAAACGATTTTGTTGTGAGTATTTCTTTTGAAAAGTATAAAATAGTTTAGGGTCATTGGCGTCTAATTTATCAACTGGTAAATTATCATTTCTTTCCATAGCCGTTCGTTTGAAAACAATTAATGGAACAACGATTTGTCTTTTTTTATCTCTCAGATATCCTTGTTTAGAAACTTGTGTCCACCTTTCTGGTGATGCGTAAATACAAGGAACTTTTACTTTTTCATCATTTATCTCTACTGAAGGTTTGATTACCTCATTAAAGTAGTACATAATTGCACTATCCATATCCATAATACCAACTGATAAATTCTTTACATCATCTTTTACCGATTGTGAATTACGACTAATTTTAGTTCCACGATTGAATTCGTTTCGTTGACTTCTTGGTATTGGTTTTTTTCTTTCCATTATTGTGTGTTAATTATATCCTCTATTTTTTTATCAGTTTCTTCTCTAATTATAATCTTTTTTGGTGTAAAATATTTTTGTGTTGTAGTATAATCATCAAATGTTTCTGATAACATATATCCATTTAGACTCATATCAAATGTTGTTTTTATTATCTTTTCATTATCAATTTCTGTGCTATCTTGAAAACCATTTATTTGAGTTCTAAATCTCATTTTTCCTGGTTCTCCCCAATATGCTCCTTCTGAATAATTAATTACTTCTAATAATTTATTCATTTGGTCTATATATGAAGTCCAAATTATAAATTCATATGATAATGTCATATAGTCTGGTATCACTACATTATAATATTCTCTACCAGGTATCATTTGTTTTAAATTACTATTATCAAATCTATTGTGTTTTGTATTTTTCTTTTCAAAACTATAAAATAATTTAGGGTCATTGGCATCTAATTTATCAACTGGTAAGTTATTGTTTCTTTCCATACCTGTTCTTCTAAACATAATCAACGGACTTATTATTTGTCGTTTCTTGTCCCTTAAATATCCCTGTTTAGAAACTTGATTCCATTTTTCAGGAGAGCCATAAATACAAGGAACTTTTACTTTTTCATTATTTACTGTAACACTTGGTTTAATAATATCATTAAAATAATACATTATTGCACTATCCATATCCATTAAACCCACTGATACATTTTTTACATTGTCTTTCACTGTTGGTGAATTACGACTTATCTTTGTCCCACGATTGAAATCAATCCTTTGGTTTCTTGGAACGGGTTTTGCTCTATTCATTAGAAACCTCTATATTCTTCTAAGTTTGTTGTTGGCATTCTTGTCAAGTGTGCTTGAACGACTATTGAATGACTATTATCTGGTTGTCCCCCAATTAATTGATTTTCATTATAGGTGTTTACTTCAAAATAACCATCGTTCCATTTTAGAATATCACCGATATCCGGTTTTAAATTTACATCAACTAAATATGCTCTTTGAAATGCAAATGAAACATTTTGTCTGTTGTCAGCACCGAAATCACTGATATCAAAATCAAAATCCTCAGCATCAACAATACACGGAAGTTTTACTCCTTGTTTATAGACTTTACCCTCTGATGCTTCTCCATACATATTTGTTTCTGTATCGTAAACTGATACACGATACAATATTACAAATTGGTCTATGATACCGCAATCATCAATGTTTGGTTCACCTAAAAGTTCTTTATTAAACTTTTCAAAGGTTGCCAAGTCTTTGTTTCCGTAAAATCTTTGTGGCATTTTATTATCCTATGTAAACTGGGTAAGGAACTTTACGAAGTGTTTCTTGTTGAGCTTCGTTTTCATCTCTTTGAGCTTCAAATAGTGCCTTACGACTGGTTTGTTCTAAATTTTCTCTTAACTGCTCTATTAATTGTTCTTTTTCTGCTGCAGCTTCCGACCTTAATGTGTCTCCATCTAATGAAACTTCTGCATTTGGAATAGGAATATTACCATATTTACTACGAACAATACCTAATAACTCTTTTGATAGTGCTAATGTGTATTTTCTTATCCATTGTTTACCTACATCATTTATGTTTGAATAAACCATAAAGTCATAATTAACATTAGAATAATCAGATACTACTGTATCATCACTTGAACCACTATAACGAGTTTTTAGTGGATTATCCCTATCTTCCGTTAATATGTAGTCAATCCAAACTGAACTTGATTCTGTTGGAATAGGAAATATTCTCATTTGATTGTTTTTTATGTCAAATGAATATGCTGATTTTCTTATTTGGTCATTGAACTCAATAGCTTGAACTCTTAGTAAATCTGCATAGATTGGTTGTAATACGAAAGTAATCGCTGGTGAATAACTACCAAACCCAAATCCGTCCAACATATTGTATGTTCCAAATCCCGTTGAAGCATATGGGTCAAAGTATCTTGTGACCGCTGGTCTTGATTCATAATGAACTCTTTTAACCTCTATGGATTTTCCGGACTCACTCACTTGACTTACTAATGCATTTAAATCATAAGTTTGACTACCTGAATTAACTGAAATAGCAGTTCTTTTATATTCAACATTACCACCAACTTGTGCTTCTGAACCATATTCCTCAGAGATAAAAACATTTTCAGATAGACCTGCTTTTACTCTTTTATGAGTAAAGTTTGAACTTGTTGATTGTCCTTTTAAATGTAATAAATTATCACGAATGTTAAATTGGTTGACTTGTGCACTATATTCTGATGTAGCCTCTTCAAAACAAGCATAAAATTGTGTGTCTTGAAGTTCAACATCCATTATTGGATATCCAAGTCTTTGTGCACACCATTTTGCTACTTGTGGGCCTTCTGTTTGAAATTCTGAGTCTGTGTCGTATAACCCAAATGGTGTAGAACCACTATCTTGGTGGATAGCAGAACCACTACCTGGCCATATTGCTTCTTGAGCCATTAAAATTCTCCTATTAATAGTCTATTGTATATACAATAATAAATATAAAGATACGAAAAAACCCCCAAATTAATGGGGGTTTTTTCTTATTAGTCAATTAGTAATAATAATTAATTAATTAATCATTAAACATAATTTACATCAGCGACTACGACTTTACCATAGAATTCACTTCTAACCATCTTCTTAGCGTATCTGGTCATTACACCTTTTCTTGGTGTGAAGTTTTTAGGGTCGTAGACAAGTGGTGTCATAATTAACGGAACATATGGTGCATAAACCGCTCCTGTTTCTAGGAAGTTAGAACCTCTAAATCCTACAAGAATTTGATTTTCTAACATATATGGGTTTTTGTACACTGTGTATCTGTTATTAAGTGCTCCAACTTTCTGAACGCCCATTGCGAACTGATTTGTTGTAGCTTCACCTGTTGTGTCTGCTGCGTATCCAGGAATTGACTCTATGATTGTTGCTGTTTCTGGTGAAACAACTAAGAAGTTTGCACCTCCTCTTAGAGTTTTCTGGTGGATAGCGTTAGATACTGACTGAATCTTGTTTCCAAGTGTTTGAAACCAAGTTCCTTTTACATATGCATTTGACTCACCTGATGATTGGGTGAAAGTGTTGTTTGCGGCGTCATGCTCGAAACCAACTCTTGCTGACCAATATTCAGTTTTTGCTGATGCGTTAGCCATCAACATATCAAGA